CAAGTCATCCTTGGGCACCACTTCTCCGGTTTCCACATCCATCAAATCAGGTGAGTTAATCGACTTCACCATGTTGGCGTAGATAGTTTCTAGCGCCGTTTGTGCGTCAGCTTCCGTTTGGAAAATAAGGTAGTCCATGATTACACCGTTGGAGGTAGGTTTTTATATGGGTGTCCGACTTGCAAACTACCTTCAAACCCCCATTTCCACGCTAAATATCCTTCAATAATTTGACGCTCTGTTGTTGATGAATCATTTACAGAAACGACAACTTCTGAAACTAACCCCGCAAGGAAATATGCACCCGAAGCAACACCTATTTGCGGAGGAGACGCAAAAGCAACGCAACCCAAAGACTCAAGAATTCCTGCATTTCCTAAACTGTTAAAAATATCGTTTCTAGTTGTCGTTGGCGGGTTATTTTTATCCTTGACCATAACCCCAGTCAAAAACACAGACAAACTAGCGGGATCGTTTATCGCGTTTATTCTAAAAACTTGAGTGGTGGTGTTGCCTGAAGCGGCAATTGGAAGATAAGTGTTTCCTGAAACTGAGCCGATAACAGTCTGTGTAGCAAGTGTTGCTGATGTGCGCTGGCAGACTACGTACCACGACATTCCGTTGGCCGTAAAATCTTGTGCAGATGACATCCTGTCATCTATCCCGTCAAATGATACTGACGGCATTCCGTTAAATGCTGTTAGGTTATATACGGGCTGCAAGCTGGTCGTGGCCTGCGTAAAATGCCTGCCATTTCCAGATTTATCGTTCCACTGGCTTACCGTCGAGCCATTGAGCGTGATCGTGCTGGTGTCCTCTGCATCAAGCCATAAAGCCAGTTGAATCTCTGTCGGTCGCCAAAGTTTTGGTTGTCCAAACAGGCTGCCGTCCCAGCGATAGGGGTGGTTATAAGGCAACTTTCTTACAAGCTCCATTGGCATTTAAAACCCCCCCCATTTCCACGCTAGATAGCCGTCGATTTTCTGCAAAGTTGACAAAGAGTTATCTGAGGCAATAACAACCTCAGATATTCCGCCGTAAAACGTTTCTGAGGAAGGTGGCGACGCCTGAATTGCGCCGATGACTATTGGCATGTTTTGCGTTGTCGTGCCGGTCAAGAAAAAAGAGAATATCGCGGGCACAAATGAAGTAGGAATGGTGCTTGGGGCGCCGTTGTAAAACCTGGATGAAGACGGTTGCGCAGTCCCTCTGTAGACAACAAATGTCGGCGCTGCCGTCGAAAAATTTTGAAGTGTGACATACAGCCCGCCGCCGTTATATACGGTGGCTGCGCCGATTGGCGTAAGATTATTGTTTACTGGCCTTTGAAGAGGCGACAAGACCATCGCCACAATTCCGCCCGACGGCTGAATTAAAGGAGTGTTCAAGTAATCCGTTGTGCCAGCGAAGTTAATGGACGGCTTGCCATTGAGTCCCGTCGCAGAAAAATCCGGCTGAGCAGCCGCAGTGGCCTGCGTCGCGTGCTTACCGTTGCCAGACTTGTCGTTCCATTGGCTTACATTCGCTCCATTGAGGGTAATGGTGCCTGCGTCGGAGGCATCAAGCCAAAGGGCAGTGGAGATTTGAGCAGGTGTCCACACAGCCCCAAAGGTTTTAGTCCTAAAACGTCCCCTAAATCGCGACACCGGAAACATTAATAACCCTCTCCAGGAATAATATGTATGGAGCCAGTCCCAGAGGATGTTATATATGCAACATGCGTATCATATTGGCACTTGCTCAAACTAATTTGAGAATTTGGCAAAATAGGATAATCAGCAGTTGACGCAGTAATCCCAGATGTTCCTACATTGATGTACACTACAACAGTAGGAGATAAATTTGTAAAAACCAGTGCCTTGCTACCAAATCCAATTTCAGTAGATGCGCTTGAAGTGCTAGGAGAGACAGTAACCCCGCGCGTGTAGTTTGGCTCAAACGATGCTTGCACTGCCATGTTATTCCCCTTTCAATGCTTGATTTATTTTATCAAGCAAAGTCTCATTTCCCCATCTTTTATCTACTTTTATTCCAAGACTCTCCGCCTTTTGAATCATTTCTTCTTTTGTGACGTCAGGCGAGTCAGAAGACTCCGCAAAACCAGCTTTTGCTTCATCCGTTGTCAAAAACCATCCATCTTTAATAGCCTGCTCAATATCGACATCATCAACGATGATATAGTCAAAACTTGATTCGTGAATATCATGCTTTCCCGGATGTTTATAAAGCATCGTTTGAGACTTCATTTCTTGCCTTTCTTCGCCGGTGCCTTACTTGGTTTTCCTGCTTTCATTGCCGCAGTCCTAGCAGTGCTCAAAGCAATCGCTACAGCCTGCTTTTGCGGCTTACCTCTTTTGATCTCTTTGCTAATGTTAGACGAAATCGTCTTTTGCGAATAACCTTTTTTCAGTGGCATTTTACTATCCCCAAATGTAAAACGGGGAGGGTTTCCCCTCCCCGATAACCTGATTAGGTTTGTCCAAAAAGCATAATGCCGGACATTTCGGGCTGCTTATTTACAACGCCGAACAAGGTATCAATACGGAATTTCGTACGCATCGTGTTGATGTCATACTGTTTTTGCATGACCAACTCAAGACCTTGATCCGTAGTTCCGCGCAGAACAAGTGCTCCAGCATCAGACGGCACAGCATAACGGCCAGGAAGAATTTCGAGCGCGTCTTTCTGCCAGAACGGATTAACGTTTGCGGTAACAGTGTTGAGGAAGGTGATAGCCGCGCCGTTTGCAGGGGTGGCAGTCACGTTTTGGTATTGCAGTTCCGCATCCGTCGCGCCGCCCGCAGAAATAATCGGTGGAGAAATCTGCACCACGCCAGAGCCGCCAGCACCGGACACGATGGCCGTGACTCGGAAAGTCTTGAGTTGGCCGATATCCTGCTTAGTGATGGCATGAACAGCATTCACGCCAGCGATGGTGAAAGCATCGCCAACGCGGACAGTTCCAGAAACGACAGCGATAGTCAGATTTTGATAACGATTATCCACATTCGCGGTTTCGCCAGTGCCCGCCGTCGAGGTAGCACGCGGGGTGAAATACTGGTTCGCGCCATTGACCGTTACAGTCGTGCCAGATCGAGCAAGCAATCGGTTCGCGTAGTCAAATTTGAACGTTTCAAACCCGCAAACGTTTCCGACATAGGATTTTTCGTAGGCAGTGACGGGCTTGCCTTGCATGGTTTGACGACCAGCAAGGTTCGACGCCATGCCGTTGTAATCGCGCGACGAAACGGCAAAGTAACGGTCAAACGCTTGCACGCCGGTTTCGTTCATGATCGCATCGGCCTGCGCTACGTCATCAAAACCAGACGCCGCGACGGTGCGTTTAACCACAAGCGTACCTTGAGTTGCAGCCACGTCCATAATCGCGCGATTGATGTCGCTCGCCAGCTTTTGCTTGGCAGCATCGCCAAGTCTGCCTTCTTGGAGTGTGTCACGCAGTTCCGTAGCGGTCATCGTCCAAGGGGACGAACGATTAAAACCAATGGTTGCAGGGACTGAAAGCTGAGTGCTGTCCTTGAAATTGGACGTCATGTCAGTGCCGCTGAAAGACTGAGCGATATACGGCATCGGACGCCAAATGACGTTATTAGTGCGCTCCATCATGGTCTGATCGGTTTTATAGATCGACACATTACTGGACAGCACGAGTGCATCATTAAAGCCTTCAAGGATGTTTTCGAACGCGACGCGCTCTTCTTTGCTAAATGCGTTAGGCATGATTTAAGCTCCAAATTAGTTTTGTTTTGCGCGCAGTTGCCGCTTGTACGCCATGACTTTAGTAATGTCGCCAGTCTTTGCGGCTTCTTCACGCAGCCGTTCAAGGGTTGAGTCCACCGAACCTGAAACGCGGCCAGTACCTTTGACCATCTTTTCAGGCGGCGGGGCCGCCTTGCGATTGCTAACTTTCAACTGAGTCTCCAGTTTTGCTACCGCGAAGGCAAACTTCACGGGGTCTTTAATTGATGAAAGCTCTTTCACCTTTTTTGGATTCTTTCCGAGCGCATAAACAACCAAGGCGGGGTTTTCTGCCCCTTGCACGATGATGCCCTGCTGCGTAATGTCGAGAGTCTCTTGGGCCGTAGCTTCAGCGTCATCGAAATCACGCACCTTCAGCGAGGCTTTCGCCTTGCCGTAGGCTTCCAGCGTTTCCTGCCATGCTTGCTGCTGCGCTTGCTCAATCTGCCGCTGTTTCTCAGCTTGCAGATCAATTTCGCGCTTTCGCTCATACCAGTCAGACAACGCGCTTTCGTACTTGTCAGAGTCGTAATCAAAAGCTTCCAGCGTAGGCTTTTGCCCCAGCGCAACCGGCTTAGTCTCAGTTGTCTGGGTTAGCTTGGCCTCAAGCTCTTTAATACGTCGCTCTTTCTCCCTGTTTGCCTTCCGCAACTCACGAACCCATTCAGGCGCACGAGTTTCTTCTTCCTGAGGTGGCGATTCCTCACCGATAGATACAACGATCTCGTCTTGTTCGTCGGTTTGCTCTTCTGGCTGTTCATCATTCTGGTCTGCGACGGTTTCGCTCTCATCGCTAACTTGCTCATCCTGATGATCTTCGCCTTCTTGCTGTTCGACTTCCTCGACTTCGATCTGTTCCTCCATCACTGCCGTTTGCGTCATAAATCCCCCGTTTAACTCACCCATTAAAGCGGCTGGGTGGGTGCCGCTAAAATCATTGCAGCGGCTGCACTTGTCCTGCAATAGCACCGCCAATCTCACGCGCCATATTCAGCGCGTGGTCTTGCGAATCCATATCAACCTTTGCCAACGTCTCCACCGTCCGAGCGCGGCTCAACTCAGCATCGGCCACCGTCTTAACTGTATCGGCGCGAGCCTTGGCAGCTTTTGCGGTGGCCTCTTCAGCCGCAGCCTGCAGGAAGATAGCATTCGGGTCTTGCTGCTGGCCCTGCATCATCACGGCCATTTCTTCTGCTTCCTGCTCAGTCGGCTCAATCACGCCCATACGCACGAGGCGCTTGCGGAAGAATTTCCGAACGTCGCTGATGCCCTCGCCTTCCATGTTGAGCATCGCCATAGCTTGCAGTACTTGCTTGGTTTCCGGATCATCACTGATTGCCAACATGCCGGTCAGCGCACGAACCGTAGCGGCCCGCTTGCTGGCGCTGGACGGCCCAACCTCGACGGCCACATCAAACGCGGCTTCGCTCATGTCATTCTCAAGCTCGATCTCCCCCGACTCTTCGTTGATGGTGGGCTTTAAAAGCTCGATTGATGACACCTCGCCTCCGTCTCCGACGGCCTTCATCTTGCGCTTTTCTTCGCCGTAGATTTCTTTCGCCATCGACAGCCAAATCTCGCCACTGCGCTTAATGGCCTTGGCATAGTTCGACATGTAAATGAACGCCTGCATGTCAAGCCGCTGCTGAATCATCTCCACAGCTTTGCCGCTGATGTTGCTAACCATCTTGTCGGCCTGCTGCGAACTGCCGAGAATATCCTGCATGTCCTGTTCAGTGACTTGCAGCAGCCCAGCCAGCGCAGGCGGCACGTTGGGCGCTTTGGTGTAGGCAACTGGCCCGCCGACGGTCGTATTGCCATTGGCATCGGTGATCGGGTTGATTAGCAGGTACGGATAATCCTTCAGGTTATCCTCTGCCCACATCATCTGATGCCCGGCCACTTGCTCAGGCGTGAGGATAGGCTTCTCAACGCTAGACAGCGCGCTGATTTCACCCAGCTTTGATAGCTGCATATTCTTGAGGCGCTGGGCATCTTTCGCCAGTCGCACGTGCCCCATGCAACGCTCGATGTTATCGACAAACCATCGTTTGCCATAAACAGGCACGATAGGAATGCACTTTCCTGCGATGTATCCGCAATCCTCAAGGATGCCGCCGCCACTCATGATGTACTTGCGAACGCGCTTTACCTTGTATTTCTTCGAGCGCACCTCAGTAGAGCCGATGGCGGCAAGGCGCTCTTCAAGCTCTTCGTCCTCGTCGAACTCAGCTTGCTTATACCTCTCTTCATCCCCAGAGATCGTGCGGAAGATTCGAACGGTTTCGCTCTTTTCCTCGACGCGGTAATACTCAGCGATATACACCACGTCAGGGGTGCACCAATCAAATTCTGATTGGTGAATCACTTTCGGCCAGCTAGTCGGATCATCGCCCCACGTCGCCTTGTATGCCTCGCGCGTCATCGAGGTGATGACGAAGCACTTTTTGGCGTCTGACTTGTCTTGGCGTTTGGCTTCAAGATCGAAGAAAACCGACGAATCAGCATCGAAAATCGGCTCAATGCGAATGCGCTGTTTATCGTCTTCCGGGTCTTCGTCATCCTGATACTCAGTACGCAAGCGCCACGCGCCAAAGCCTCCGCCGACCGCCTCCTCAAAGGCGTTGTCGTATGCTTCATCAGCCACACTGTCCTGTTCGTCGGCACGATAAAGACCGGCGCAGGTATCGGCCAAGCTATCGTATTCCTCGCCTTCCTTGCTAACGAACGACACCGATACCTTATTGTTTCGGTACTCGTTAATGATGCGAATGACGGCAAGGTGAATCTTATTCACCTCAAACTTTGGCTTGTTTTCGTACTGATCCAAAAGCGGCCCCTCCCACTGCGCGCCAGCCAGTGAGTAAAAGCGCCGATCTTGCAGACATTGGAGACGTTCATCGCGCAATGCCGATTGGATATTGTCGAACTCTGCCAGCGCCTCAGCGTGCAGGTTTGCAAGATACTGGTCTTTAGAGATTCGAGCCATATATGTTTTTCCTAATGCCTCCGCGCAGTATCGCCCCATCGGTTAATCGTTGGCAATGGCACAAAGTTTTGAACCTTTTGTGGCTGAGCGCGCCTTACGCTTTCACAGGCATATCTTAGCGCATCAATAACGTGATTGCTTTTATCTTCCAATATAGGCAAAACTTTACCAGTCAATGGGTCTGTTTTGTAACTATATAAAGTCAATTCGTCGATTGTATGCTTACAACGAGGATGCACAATAATATCAAAGCTTTTCAGCCATTCTATACCCTCTTCAACAGACTTTGCCCCTTTTACTGCTGGCATTATCTTTGGGAAACCATGCGCTCTCATGTGAGATATGGTTTCAGGCCGTGAGCTATCTGCCACCATCGGCCACTTCTCAGACTCCGGCACCGTCATGAACAGGTCAGGCGTATTCACAATCTCGCACCCGATCATGTAGGCTTCGTGGTCGATGTAAAGCGTGCGGCCTACAATATGGCAGCGCACCAGCACTGTCGGATCGCTGGCAAATCCCCAGTCAGCGCCAAGCCGATGAACCGCGTCTTTCGGTGCGTCGAACTCCTCGATTCGCCAATTGCTAAACACCCGGCTCGTACTGTTTTGCAGGTAGCCCCCGAGCCAGACATGAGAATACTTGTCAGGATCGCGCCGTCTGTCGTACTCCATTTCAGCGCGCAGCACTTCAGGAAACCACGGGTTATCGTCAAAATTGACGGGTAGAATTACTGAGTCAGGCGGCGGGTTTGTGCCGCGTAGCAATACATCTACCGGGTCGCTTGCTTGGCTTGGGTTCCATGTGAACCAAAGCTCTGAGCCAGGCTTTCGGATGGTCGGGCGCAGCAGATCAAGGCTGCGCTGCGACAAGCTCTGCGCCTCTTCAACCCAAGCTCGGTCGTATCCTTCCAGTGACTTGATCGAGTCCGCCGTGTGGTTCTGCATACCCTGAAAGATAATCAAGCCATCGCCCTTGCGTGACTTAATCACCGCCTCTTGCACCTCAAAGTAAGCGCCTGCCCCCATCTGCTCGATCTTCATTTCGAGCAAACGCTTGACCGACTGCGCCAGCGACTTCTGCACCTCGCGGACACACACCGACCGGCTAGACGGGTTCAGGATGTGTTCCTCGATGAGCATTTCTGCAAAGCAATGGCTCTTCCCGCTTCCCCGTCCACCGAACGCGCCCTTGTACCGCGCGGGCTTGAGCAGGGGCACAGCCCAACGCGGGGTTTGTATCTTGAGAGTGGTCACTCAGCCCTCGCCCACTTTCCCAATTGCTCGCCGAGAAACACCACGTCATCGGCCAGCCGCGCAACCATTTTAAGAGTCGCAGCCATAGGCACCGCAGACACATACGTCACGCAAAGTGAACTTGATGTGACTTCGTGTAACACGTTCGGATTCATCAAAAACACATCCCCACGCTTAAAAGATGCCCTCGTTTTTCCCACTCTAATATCGCACCGTCCTTTGAGGACGACGTGAAGAAAAGCTGGCGCAACTCTATGAGTTTTATAAAAAACTTTCTCCCAATCATCTTTATGCTCAGGAACTTTGCGATAAATCAAAATCCCGGTACTGGTCATAATGTTGGTCAAATCACCAATGATTGCGTTTAATTTGACTTTGAGCTTTTGCTCGTCCTCATGTGGCGCGTCATCTTGTGAAATATGCGTTGATCTTAACGACAGTCTGTTGAGCGTCGCCATTCCCCTAGCGCCAATGCCACGAGGCAATGTTATTCGACCAATGTGAAAAAGAGTCATTTTTTAGCCCACTCAATCATGCGCTGCGCCAAGTACTCAACATCGCGCGCCAATCGCTCAACCGCGCCACGGTCAGGCTGCGCATAGGCCAGCTCACGCTGAAGCTCAGTGCAAAGCTTTTTCAGGGTCACAAGGTCACTCACCGGATCGTACATGCTGCACCTTTAAACAAAAGAGTTCGAAAAGAGCCGGATCCATCGCTCGCTCGCCAAGCTCCCACTGTTGCCAGTTGCGAGTGCTGCGATAGATCAATGAAGCGGCTTTAGACGCGCTTAAACCCGCCTTAGATCGGGTTTCGCGCACTTGTTGGGGGGTAGGGCTAGGATGCGACACTAAAGCCCCTGAGATTGAGCGCAGCAGGCCCGTTAAAGCCTTCGATGGCCTCGACTTCAAGCCGGTCAAAGCTGCCATTGTGATACGTTGCCGCAGCCTCTTGCGCCCGCTCAATGTCTGCCGATGCAGCCTGTGCGCTTTTGTACGGCCCCGCCAGGATGCGGTAGCGCATGCCTGTTATGCCTGTGATGTAGTGCATTAGCAAGCCCTAGCGAAAGTTTCTGCGTCAGTGCGCTGGTCAAAGTAGCAAGAGCGCAGGCCGCGAGCTGTTTGAACCTGATACTCCACCTCTTCGCCATCAGGCGCGTGAGTCACGATAAGCGTTGCGTTGCCGATCTGGTGATAACTGAAGTAGCCCATGTCGATCTCCAATTTAAGCAAGCAATTCTGCGAATAACTCATCATCAGTTAAATCACAA